AACGCGCTAATTGGTAAGCGATAAAATACTGCACCGTTTTCCATAATAGCATGAAATAAAATAGCATGACCTGCAATAGCGCTAAGACCAAAGATAATGCAGTCTTCAACTTCTCCATGATGTTTTTTAAGATCATATAAATACTCTCTTCTTATTTGTGCATAAGTTGGTGGTATGTTTGCATTTAAATAAGCCATAATTTATCCTCATTTTATTGTACCCCAATTTGAGCCAGATTCATAGTCCACTTTATTGTCTATCTCTAGTTTTACTGCAGACTCCATAATCTCTTTTATTTTATCTGCGTTGTTGTCTACGGATATATCAAGTTCATCGTGCACCTGTATATGTGGTGTGATACCTTCTTTGTGTAATTCTACCATTGCTTTCTTTGTCATGTCAGCAGCTGATCCTTGTATCAATCTATTCAAAGCTTTGTACGTATATGCTCGTTTGATTCCTGATCCATGTTCCTTGAGTGCTTCTTCATGTGACAATGGTTTGTGCACCCCAAATTGATTTGGCTCCCACAAATTAAATCTGCATCTTCGACCTAACAAAGTTCTTATCTTGCCAGCGTCCTGTGCTCTTTCCATTACACTATACATAAGTTGTTTTACAAATGGGACACGTTGATGATATTTACTAAATAAATCTTCAGCGTCTTCTTTATCTACACCTAATTCTGCCTGTAATTTGTTTTTACCCATACCGTAAAACAAACCAAGATTAATTGTCTTTGCTTGTGATCTTGGTATGTTAGCCATCTCAGCAACGATTTGGTGAAAGTCTACATCGTCTTCTTTGTAAGCATCTTGCACGTCATACACTGTTGGAAATTTATCTAAGATTGCAAAGTGCACAACAAGTCTTGGCTCTTGTTGCGAGTAATCAAAACAGCCCCATGTTTTACCTTCTTCTGGTATGAATAAACTTCTGATCTTTGGTCCAAGTTCCTTGTTCCGTGCTGGTATTTGCTGTAGGTTTGGATTGTTGTAACTGAATCTACCAGTGACAGTCCCACCTTGATCTGATCTTATTTGATTAATCTCTGCATGTATTCTGCCATTGTGTTGATGTTTCAATATGGTATCAATAAATGTTGTGTGTGATTTATTTATCTCTCTTGCACGAGCAATTAATTGAACTATTTCATTTGGATGATTTTGTAAAAAGTTTTTAGTAAAACTTGGTGCGCCTGTTTTAGGTGTTTTATCATAAGGAAGTCCTTGATCTTTGAATACTTCTTCAATTGATCTTGCTGCCCATATCTGCACATCAACGCCAGTTTCTTTCCATACTTTTTCTAAACATTTTTTTTCTTCTGCAACTAATTCTTGTTTTAATTTATGTGCTGCATCTAAATCTACACGTACACCTAAAAATCTCATGTCAACAAGACATGGAAACAATTCTGTTTCAAGATTAAACACATCCTCAACATCTTCTAACAAAATTTGTTTTTTCATTTCTTGCCAAAGTTTATAGGTCAATGTAGCGTCTTGTTCTGCATACTCACCTACATACATTGCAGGCAGTTTATACATCTCAGACTTGGCATCGATGCCCCAATGGTCCGCAGTTTCCTTCAATACAGCCTCATTTTTGCCAATTCCAACGTAATCTCGACCCAAACTACCTAAATCATATCTAAACCTATTCTCATCTACGAGAGAGCCAGCAATCATGGTATCTACGATGGTACCTCGTATTTCATACCTTTCAGCCCTTAAAAAACATACGTCATACATAGCGTTGTGAAATATCTTGGTTGCAGGTGTTTTTAATACACTTTGAAACCATCTTGTAACCATTCCATGGTCCATGTTACCACCGCCCTCATGTCGTATGGGATAATATCCAGACCAATTACTCACAGCAACGGCTATACCTACTATATGTCCTTTACTTGTTACAGATCCGGAGCCCATTGTTTTTAGTTCTGGATCTTTTGTCTCCAGGTCAATTGCAATCTCATCATACTTTGATAGATCAGGAAAAGATTCTGGTGGTATCCATTCTGTTTGTGGTTTAAATATCTGTTTCATAATCCCTCTCAAGTATCATTTCTAAAAAATGTATAGCTTTCAATATGTCTTCTTTCCCATTCTTGTCACGATGACGAATAATATACTTTATAGCACAACCTTCAGGATATAGCAACTCATTCTCTACTACAAACTTACTGGGTTGAATTTTATATTTCTGATAGTGACTCCCGCCGTGCTGCTTATCCCAAACTTTCGATGTCATAACCTCCTTTTTTTGGATATATTATATGTAACGATTCTTTTGCTCTTGTTGCTCCCACATACATTAAACGATGCTCATCTGTTGGATCTTTTTCGTAAGCATCTAAAGAACCTTTTGTTAGACACAATGGTAACACAACGTTTTGTTTTTCATTACCTTTAACACCATGTATTGTTGCCAGTTTTATTCTTGCTCCTTTTATTAAACTCTCTCCTTTTTTTAATAAATCTTCTATTTTAATTGTATCATTTTCACCTATTCTTGACAGAGCTACCTGCCAACGTTCGTCTGTGTTTAAACCAAAATCTTTTTTTAACATATCCATGTTATACATTTTGTTTGGAACCATCGCTTTAAACATTTTATTGGTCCAATGTTTATTTAACATTTTCTTTTTTACACTATGACACTCATCGTAAGATAGATATTGACCTTGTTTTAATTTATTTTCATACAGATCTATGGCTTCAAATTTATCTTGCAATGGATTATGTTTTTTAGATCTTTCATAAAATATATTGTTGTCTTGAAAGTGTTGTTCAAATTCATCTAACTTCCATCTGTCTCTACCTAATATCAACCATTCTCCACTTGACACATTTATTTCTGATATATCAAAATGAGGTTTAACCAAACCTTCTTTCTCTGTAGGCATCCATGTTTTTTGAACTCTTTTATTTTCAGGTATTCTATTTATAATTTTATCAGCAAGACCAAACACTTTTTGAGGCACTCTGTAAGATTTTGTAAGTATTTCTTTACTACCTTCTAAATTTAAAAAACTTTCTACATTTGCTCCTCTCCATTTGTATATGCATTGATCATCATCACCTGCAACGTACAACATCTCTGAATTATTTTTAATGCCTTCAACAACTTTCCATTGCATGATAGATAAATCTTGAGCTTCATCTATAAAAGCAACTTTTAATTTGGGAAATTTTTTTGTTACAACCAGTTCGTTTATCATGTCAGTAAAGTCAATCATCTTTCTATCTCTTTTGTAATTATTTATTTCTTTTGCAAATCTAAGAACCTCTGTCTTATCCAAATCATCATTATGTTCATTTCTATTATACTGTTCTTCTATTGAAATATTTTTTGATCTTGCTAATTCTATTAAAGATAAGTGTGGACAGTCAGAGTGAAAAATACCTCCTTCATCTTCATTCCAAGATGCATACTTAACTTCTATTCCACATTCTCTACCTATCTCTTTGTAATGTTCACTTTTCATTACACTTTCTGTGTTATACTCTAGTTGTTTAAATCCTAAAGAGTGTAGTGTTCTAAAATATGGTAGATCTTGAAAAGTTAAACCAAAATTTTTAAACATCCTATTGTGGGATTCTTCTGTAGCATTTTTACTAAATGTAAAGTAACCTATTTTATCTGAGTCAACGCCTTTTTGCAGATAAGACTCTACCTTTTCTATTAACTTTGTTGTTTTACCTGTGCCTGGTGGTCCAAAAATTATGTGTGTCATTAGTAATTATGTTTCTTTATATAACTTTTTTCTTTGTAATTATCTTCTTTTTTATCAAATTGTGGCACTACAAAAACTGATATCTTTGCTTTTGTAACACGTTTAGTAAAACATTTTAAGTTATCTCTTAGCATCTGTGATGTTCTTTGATACGGAACTTTCCAATGATTTCTGAGTAAAAATTTATTATAAAAATTATCAAATACAAAATAGTGAAAACCTTCATCCGTAAACGTACCACCTGTTTTTATTTCATCTATTTTATCTTTCTGTATTCTGTTTAAACAATAATCTTCTAAATAGTTTCTTAATAAATCTTTTGTGCTTGTGCCTTCTGCAGGTTCTGTAATTTCTGCATTCTTTAACAGTATGTTTGTAAGTTTTTTCCAATCATTTGTTTTTAATGTTGGCGGATTGTTTCTTAATTGTTTTACACACTCTTCTTGAAATAAACTTTGATTTGTTAAATGTTTTGCGGAATCTAAATATAATCGATCTCCATCTACATTTAAATAATAATAAGGTTCTTCTAAATTAACAACTTGTAGATCTGTAAGATTTGGAAATATTACTTCTTGTCCTATGCCAAACTTTCTAGACTTACATAATTTTTTATCACATAAACTACACATTGGTTGATCATTACACTTATAACCCCAATCTTTTTTATCATGTTGTTTTGTAATTATATCTACTTCAGTATCCGACAGAGGTTGTTGCATTGCCGTTTCATTAAACACAACTAATTTAGATTTCCAATTTTCTGGCCATTTAGATTTTGCGTATACGCCATAATGAAATAGTGCATTGTTTCTACCACCTTCACCAATTTTATTTTGTGCCATCAATTCAACACATGGTGGTCCATCTGAATAAGGAGATTCTGGTCTTTTAATTTCTATTGTGCTGATGTCTTGTTGTTTATATCTTTCGTATAGTTCAAAAAAACTTTCTATACTAGCAGCTTCACCACTCTCAAGAAAGGCATATCTTGTTGCTTGTTTACAATTAAAGTATGGTAAATTTAAAAAGTTTCCTGTATCATCTTTTGATTTTAATTCTCTTTGTTTTGGAAATACTTCTGATCCACCATAACCTAATACTGATCTAATCTCATTTAATTTATCTTGCATCAAACCTGCTGATACATAATCTTCTGTAAATAAAAATACGTGAGCACCACCAGACTTTGATCTACATACTACTAATGGTAATTGAAATTGTTTTATTTTGTTTATTAATTGTTTGTGATCAAACTCTGCGTAAGAGTCTATGTCTATACATCCCCACTTACATTTATTATCATCATTAATTGGTATGATACCTAAACTGTCAGTGCCATCTAAATGTTTTTGCCACAACTCGTCTGTAACCGATTCTCGTTTAACAAACGATTTACCTTTAATCTTGTTGCCATCACCATTTGATTCACCAACTAAAGTGACACCATGTGCACGGTCCAATCCATAAAATATATTTTTAAATCTTTCTATCATACAAAATAAAAGTGGGCGTTTCCACTCTCGCTTAAACGCCCACTACCTAGGATACTGTTTAGTAATTAGAAGAACCTTTATTAGTTTCTTCTGATCCATGTTTAGCTTGGACTTCACCTTTACCTACTGATACTGCAAAAGATTTAGCCATGTCATACATAGCTTTATCTGTTACAGGACCAACTTTAGATACATCCCAACCAAACCATGTTCCTTTGTCATTAGACATTTGAACAGTTGATAGATTGTAAATGTGGCTGTAAGTAGGCGGTGTAAATAAACCGTTTTTACCTTGCATCTTGATACCCATCATCATTGAGTTCCATTTTCTACTAACTTTAAGTTGAGTAGATTTCATAGAAATCAAAGCTGTTTGTGGGTTGTTACCAAGAGTC